CAGTTGCAGCAGCTATTTCCCCCATAGCAATAAGCCCTTCTTTACCAAGCATTACAGCACGTCCTAACTCACTACTATATTCTCCTTGTATTTTAGCTAAATCTTCAACACCCACCCCAATTTCTAGTGTAGTCATTGCCGCATCTTTTATACCACTTCTAAAACCATCAGTTTGTTTTGTTAAAACACCCATTTGAAGGGCTGATTTTTTCATAGACTTATCCATCTCGAATAAACCAGAACCCTTTATTTGACCATATACTTGCTTGAAAATCTTAGGTAAATTAGCGGCTATTTTAACAGCACTAGAAAACCCTTTAGCCATAACAAGGTTTCCCTTATTAACTTGTTTTAGATTTTCATTTAATAAAACCCCTTGCTCTTCTAATTCCCTTGATTCGTCTTTTAAAATTTTTAATTTTAATCTAGCAGCTCTAATAGCTACAATATCACCAGCCTTTCTAGCAGCAATTAATTCGTTTTGAAATTTCTCAGCTATCTTAATATTCGCAGTAATTGTTTTTTGAATAGCATTATACTTTTCAACAGACTTAAGATAACCATCTAGACTTCCATTCATCTCTTGTTGGAGTCTAGCCTGTTCTTTCAACAACTCTACCGCTTTTTGTGCCTTATCATTACTATTAGCCATATATTAAATTATTTTGTTTCTATTGTTTTAGGTTTATAACCCTTAGCATTATCATCATCTGTTAAAAATCTAATATTAATATTCTCTCTAATATCATCATTAGATTCTTTATTAAAATCAATCTTTATAATATCACAAAGATAGACGTTTGGTATTTGAGTTTTTTCCTTAACTAATATTTTAAAATTTTCATCTTGATTAAATAAAACATAGAAATTTTCATCAAACTCACGTCTACCCACTTTAATATAATATGGTTTATTAGGTATCAATTTAATTTCTCGGTCCATATTATTATAATCTTTATAATTAAAAATAACTTCGTCTTCAACTAACTGATATTTTACAGTTTCTCCTTCCATAAAATCAACTCCAAGTGTTTCACTTAGTCTTTTATTCATATATCTACCTACGATATCTAATGTTGGTACTATACCACTACCTGTTGCTTCTTTACCCTGTAATTCAGCAGTAAAAAGATTCCAAAGAGTTGGTTGGGTATAGAAAGCTTTTTTTAAATTTGGGTCATTTAAAATAAGATGCATTGCCACTTCAGCATCATCAATTAATTTATCATTAGATTTTTCTACATTAGGTTTTTTTACATTAGGTTTTTTTACATCTGGTTCAGCTGGTGTTGGTTCTACCTTTTGCTTAACCTTTGGTTTTACTTTTTTAGGTGGTTTTTTTCCACAGTTAGCAATTTCAATATCATAGATACCCCTAACCCAAATAATTTTTGTTGTTTTACCATAAGAACCCACCAATTTTAAATCAAACGTTTGACCATTAGTAGTTTGAATTAACCCCTTATTTAATTTATATAAATTTTCACCTTTCTTACCAGTACCTCTAATTTTAATACTGAAAAGATTCCAACCTTTAAGTTCTTTCATATTGGTATCAGTATTCAAGGTAAATGTGAATAGATTACCATTTCTACTAACACAACATAAATTAATAATCTTATTACCAAACTTAATATTAACCCCAATATTAGGTTTTATTTTTTTAATGAAAAGTGGTATCACTTCTGAATTAACCCAATTTGTAAAATCATCCTCATCACTATTATGTTTCTTTTTAGGTGAATTTTTAACACTCTTAATCACCTTTTTCTCATTAATGTAATTAGTTAATCTCTCATATTGAGACTCAGTAAGTGTTACTTTATTGACCATTGGGTTTGTTTAATTATAAATATCTAATAAACCAAAATAACCCATAAAAATGCATAATTATGGTCTTTTTAGTATCATACGATAAAAATACGTTAAATAAAGAGTTAAATGTTTGGTTAAGTCAAATATTATACTTACCTTTGTATTATAATCATTAAAACACTATATCATGCAATTAACCCCAAGAAACGTATTTAAGACAAAAAACCCTGACGGTAGTGTAACTACTACAGAACAATGGGATTTTAGTACAATAGCTGGACTTGAAATAGCACAAGTAATTGTTATATTAGTGGCAGTTATTGTTATAGGTAGCGTAATATCACCAATACTATTGTTATTATCACTAAGTAATTTCAATGTTAATAGAAAGGTACCACACATTGTAGGTGTGCTAGCTACTTGCTATTTTTTAATTGATTGTTATTTTGGATGGATAGGGGTGTTATTACTTAGTTTTGGTTTAAGTGAATCTGACCTTAATTATTTTATTACTATAAATGTAGCATCAGGATTGGCTCATGCAACACTATTATTTTTTGGTGATAGTATTTATGATTACGCAATTAAAGTTAAAGAGATTACCAATCAATATCTACGGATATATGGTATCATATTAATTGTATTACTTTTTGGTTTTTTTATTAGTAAAGGTATCACAGCAAACCACACTGGTTGGTTAGAAAGGAATATAAAAACAGAACCAGTTGAACAATATGTGGCACATGATGAAGTTACCCCAGAATCAATAACAAAAGATAAGGATAACGAAAAACGATGGGGGAATGATTAAAGAAGATTTGGTAAACCATCAATCTAAATAATTTTTATTACTTAACCTCCCCAGATTTTATTTTATTCTTTAAAGCATCACCGCTGACACGTGTTTGTCTCTGACCCTTACCTGTCTTTGTTTTGCTTTGTTCTTTCATCTTCTCCACTTGCTCTTCTCTTTGCTTAGCATCTTTGGTTAACAAACCAAGAAAGTATCTTCTCTCATATGTTGGCAATGCCAACACATCAGAATAGGTGAACCCTTTTAAGTGTTGTGTACAGATGTAAATCTCTTCCAGTAATGGAACCTTATAGCTTGACGTTAGGCCAAAAAAAGTTGATGTTAAGTGGAAGAAATGTTTTTATGGAACCACCTCCAGGAGTCCCAACCTCGATATCCAACACGATACCAGAGTCAATCTTTTCAATATATTTATTAAATTCACTACTATCCTTAATTCTCATAGAGTTAGCAAAATCTCTAATAGCGTGTCTATCCCTAGACTCATTCACCTCAACGATTGTTCTCTCCATGGTATAGGTATTTGTATTATTAACTGGACTACCATTAACCTTATCAGCCTCTACCAATTTTTCAATATCATCAACATCACCACATGTCAATAATTTAAATTTAATCTTAGCCTTAGATAATGGGAATTGAAAATCAAACAACCCCTCACCATCTGGTTCAGCACCTAGATTTTTTGTCTTAAGCTCATTAAGATTAATTTCAGTATCAAATGGTTTATCGTTTTCATCCAATAGAGTTACTGGATACATTTCACCATAACCAGTTGCTCTAAGCCAAATCATAATAGCATTCCTATCACCAACATGAAGGTCCTTGTATCTCAATTCTGGTTCAAGAACCTTTCTATTGATTAGAATTTCTAAGAACTCACCACTCTGTAATAGATTTGGACTTGTTAGAATATTTTCATCAGCAGTGGTTAGAAAACCAACTCTGATGTTAGACTTCCTATTAGGGTATAATTTACCTTGTGATGGTAATGGAATAACATCAAATGGAGCGTTGTAGTTTGGTTGACTTAACTCTAGGATATATTGATTAGTATTAGTTTCTTTTTTATCCATAGCTATCGGTGTTTTAATTTGTTGTTGAACTGGGGATGATGGTACATGTTCAGGTTTATTAGTTTTTATTTCTGGCACATCTTGAATAACACGTCTTGTTGTAGCATCATTTGTCATTGTCTGAAACTTCTGAATTTGTTCAGTATTCTTTTTTAATTGCTCATCACGAAGTCTCATTTGTTCTTCGGTTCGCATGTCAGCTTGTGATTTAACAGGAGTATTTTCAGCTAGTTCTGGGTGTACCACCTTTCCTTGTTGGTCACGCATATTCATTTGACCAGCAGTTCGCTCTCTCATCATTGTAACAGCATCCACATGACCAGTTGGTGTATCTTTTGGTTTAACAGCCGTATCGTAAATCTCACCAGTTACTTGTGATTTTTCAGCTTCATAAGCAATCAACTTAGCCTTCTCATCTTCTTTAGATGTATCGGAGATTTGTTGTTCTGTGGGGAACACATTTGGTTTCTTGTCCATTTTTAAAACGTTTAAATAAAATAATTATAACTCTTTTTATAAATATAGGAAAATAGATTTTTTTGTAAATGGAATTATGTAAATAAAAAAGGTTTAATCGATGTTCCCACCAATTAAACCTATTTTTAATAGTATTTTTGAGCTTAAATCAGAATAACAAGATTGCTCTGTCAAAACGTAAAGTAGCGGTAATTTCTGCAATTCCGTCATCATCCATTGATAAATCACCGAATCCAACGTTTGTAAGCATTGTACCGTCAAGTAACCACTTTTCAATAACAACGCCCGTTGGGTCTAGCATCTCAAGTTCTACAGGTCTTTTATAACCAGCAGCATAACCTTGACGACCTGTGATAGATTCTGATTGTAGACGAACCCATTCCATGATTGCTTGTGCAGCAGAAGGTCCAATAGGGTCTCTGAAAGTCACATCAATAGCTTCCCAAGTGAAACGACCAATAACCCATGTAGATGTATTAAGGAATGGTATTTCTACCTCATTTTGTGTGATTGAAGGTCTTGATGCAGACGCTAGCCACCATTGTTGGATACCTAAGTCAGCTGGGAAAGTAATTAACCAACGATTCTTTTTCTTAGGTTCGTAAGGTAAGGGCATTTTCATTAGTAAATCAGCCATGTTGTATTTTGTTTTTTAATATCTATTCTTATTTCTAATAAATATGATAAGAATTATTCTATATCAATAAATATGGTGATTTTATAAAATAAACTTGTAAATAGCTATTATTTTAAATAATGTTTGGTTATGTCAAATATTATGCTTACCTTTGTATTAGTAATATAATATAATATGAAGAATTTCATTATTTTAATGTTTTTATCTCTATCAATTAGCGTTTTTGCACAAATTGATACAATCTCA